TGTCACTGCTTTTCGGTTAACTGCGTCTGTGGCTTAGTATGAGGCCATCAATCTTTACTGAAGCACTAGCGGATACTATATGCCGGCGTCTATCTCTTGGTGAGAGCGCAAGACAAATCTGCCGTGACGATAATATGCCTGCTATGTCTACTTTGATGAAGTGGTTAACAGAGACTGACAAGGTAATGTTTTCGGAACAGTACGCGAGAGCCAGAGACTGTCAGGCTGATTACTATGCTGATCAGATTGTTGACATAGCAGATGAGCTGCCAGAAGACTGCGATTCAAACGCAATTAATAAAGCAAGGCTAAAGATAGATTCGCGCAAGTGGAAGGTGTCCAGGATGTCCCCTCGCAAGTGGGGCGATAAGCAGGCTATTGATCATACGTCCTCTGATGACTCGTTCAAGCCTACCGTCATTAAGTTGGTGGCGGGAAAAACTGAACAAGATGGATAACCCAGAAGCAGAAATCCTATTACCTCCTAAGATGGTGTCTCTATTTGAGGGAGAGGCTAGATACCGATGCGCTCATGGAGGTCGTGGTTCAGCCAAGACGCGCTCATTTGCCCTTATGACTGCTGTAAGAGGCTATCAATGGGGAATGGGTGGAAAGCAGGGTCAGATACTCTGTGGTCGAGAACACCTTAACTCCTTAGACGAGTCCTCACTTGAGGAAGTCAAATCCGCTATTAGATCCGTCCCCTGGTTACTTGCTTACTATGATATTGGTGAACGATATGTTCGGTCCAAAGATGGAAACATTAACTATGTATTCTCTGGTCTAAGGCGCAACCTAGATTCCATCAAGTCAAAGGCTAGGATTATATTAGCGTGGATTGATGAGGCTGAGGGAGTGTCTGAGCTTGCCTGGAGTAAGTTGATACCTACTGTACGAGAAGATGACTCAGAGATTTGGGTAACGTGGAATCCCGAAACAAAGCACTCAGCTACTCATAGACGATTCAGGGTTAATCCTCCGTCAGACATGAAGATATGTGAGATAAACTATAGGGATAACCCTTGGTTTCCGGCAGTATTAGAGGCTGAAAGAAAAGACGATCAAAAGCTTAGGCCAGATACCTACGCCCATATCTGGGAAGGCGAGATGCTGGTTCATGCAGACGGCGCTTACTATGCTGTTGAGATGAGAGAGTGTGCAGCAGAAGAGAGAATTACCCATGTGCCTTATGACCGCGCTGTTGGCGTTTTCACGGCCTGGGACTTAGGGATAGGGGATAGCACTGCAATTTGGTTTGCTCAGATGGTAGGGGCTGAGGTTAGGCTGATTGACTACTATGAGAGCAGCGGTGTCGGTTTAGACCATTACGCTAAAGAGCTTCAGAGTCGCCCCTATGTATACGACGGTCACATACTTCCACATGACGTTAGGGTTAGGGAGCTTGGAACAGGTAAGTCTCGGCTTGAAACCTTAGATAGCTTAGGGATTCGCAACGTAACAATAGCACCGCAGCTTGGCGTTGACGATGGAATACAGGCTGTAAGATCCATGATCCCCAGGGCATGGTTTGATAAGGTTAAGTGTGAGAGAGGGGTAGACGCCCTACGTCAATATAGGCGTGATTACGATGACAAGGGTATGACCTGGCGGGGTAGACCGATGCACGACTGGACTAGTCACTGTGCTGACGCATTTAGATACCTAGCGGTGGGCTATAAGCCTGCAAGTAATTGGGGCGATCCAATTCGGCGCAATCTGCAAGGCATTGCCTAATTTATGGTATAATCGGGCTTTATTTATTTATCTAGGGTGATGTGATGGCGGGCATTAGTAAAGGGTTGTTGGCGCTATCCAAGCTCAATCAGGCTAGCCCTAGCACCGGCTTATTAAATATTGGCCCAAGTGCGGTTGCAGAACAAGCCGCCATTGATTACGCAAAACGCTCAGGAATACCCTACACCCCATCAACTTCTGTTGGTCCTAATGACCCTATTTTTGGCGCAAGAGTCGCTAAAGAATACGAGGCAATGCAGCATAACCCTACTAATCCGCGAGTGAAGCAAAGTTATGACGCGCTCTCTGATGAGGTGGCTGGTCAATATGAGGAAATGTTGCGAGCAGGGATTAAACCAGAATTTAATAGCAACCCTGAAAGCCCTTATCGTAGCTTAATGGATATGATGGAGACTGGGCGACTAGACGTATATCCAACCCAGGCTGGCTTTGGAGCTGGCGACTTTGATCCAACAGGAAATCCTTTATTAAAAGAATCCCCATTCAAGATTAGCGGTCAACCCGCGTCTTACAATGATTTGTTTAGAGCTGTCCATGATTTTCAGGGCCATGCAAAAAAGGGCGCTGGGTTTAGGGCTGCCGGCGAAGACCTTGCGTATCTTTCTCATGCGGGTACAATGTCACCTGAAGCACTGAAAGCTTTGGCGTCAGAAACAAGAGGGCAAAATAGCTGGTTAAACTACGGTCCTTTTGGAGATAAAAACAGGACTGCTGGAATTGAAGACACTATATTTGCAGATCAAAAGACAGGACTACTTCCAAATTGGGCTATACAAGAGAGGCTTCCAGAATTAGATGCTAGACGAAAAAGATTTTCTGAGCTTGCAGCTTTGGGTGACACAGGGCTTGAGGGAGCAATTGACGACGCAGGCAACCTCACCCTTATACATTATTCGCCCAGGCCAGTCGAGCGTATCGACCCAGCTTACTACGGCTCTGGCCTGTCTCGACGAACAAGAGACGAAGTTAACAGAGGCTATGGAGAAGACTTTGTCCCACGAAGTTTCTATGGAATAGAGGCCGACACCAATCCGTATCGCAAAGAGCTTGGTTTAGGCAACAACAAGGTTCAAACACAGATAGACGCTGCTCAAATGTATGACCCTCAAAAAGACCCAGAAGGATTGTGGAAGGCTGGGAAAGGCGACTTAAATAAGTCCGAAAAGAATTTATGGGACAAGGGATATTCCGGCTACTTTGTAAACACCAAGCAGTCTGGTAAGGTCGCTGCCATGTTTGATCCGCTGGATGTTACCAAAAAGCTCATGGTCCCTCTACTGGCTGCACCTATTGCTTTCCAATCCGAAGATTCTGATGCTGGACCATTAACCAAAGGCGCTAAACGACTGATTGACTCTCGGTTCTCTAGTGCGGTGGGTGGTGGTAAAGAGCGCAAGGGTGTCCTAGAGGCTGTTGAGACTATGCAGACAGGCGTTGAGCCTAGACTAATGGATACTGGCCCACAGCGTAGCCTGTACGACTTCATGGGTAGCCCCTATATCCTAACGCAGTCTGATCGTTCTGCTGCTGGAGGTATATTAGGCTCTCTCCACGGCAAGGCGATTGACCCGATAGACTTGCGGGGTGGTAGAGACTTCATGTTCGACCCAAGCTCTGAAGGTCAGGTGTGGGCTTCAGACCCTAATGTTGTTAGGTCTCTGCATAATAGGGCATTAGAACTAAAGAGGGAGTTCGGGCAAGACCCGCTGTTACTTCCCTATACGATGGCACCCACAGGTATTGATTTCTCCACGATGCCGTTAGATACAATGATTAACTATGCCCGCCAGGGTATGAGCAAGGCCAATATTAAGAAGCTGGACGGCCAGATTAAGGCGGTAATCCCTAGATGGGGTGGCATTAGTGACCCAGCCTCTAATGCTATCTTTAGAGAGGTAAAGGGACCAGCTCGCAAGAAGGTGGCCGACATTATTGATAAGAACTACCGTGACGTTGAAGGTGGCCTATCCATCTCTGAGGCGAGGGCTGCAACTACCGATGCTGGTCAGTATATGGAGGCCGAGGGTACACTCAAGAACATAGGCCGTATTGATACCTCCGCTGGATTGTTATCAGAATCAGGCCACCCAACATACCGTTTCGGTTTGCCTGGTGAGGGTGTCGGTACGCTGGCTGAGTCGATTAATGCGAGACCACTCATAGAGAACAGTGGTCGAGTCCTTGCAAATGATATGTCAGATATTCGTGCGTTGAGCATGAACCACGCAATATCCCAGGGTGTCGTCGATGAGAAGCTATTGAAGCGAATTTATGGCCAGGCCGATCCCAAACTACTCGGCGCGATGGCTTTAGGTACCGCCGCTGCCATTCCAGCCGTAGGAGGTCTACCCTCCAATCAAGCAGAAGCTCAAGCAATAGAAACTGAACAAGAGCAGGAGCCTCAAGGCATATTTAATCAATTCAATGGCGAAGCACCGATTACAGATATGATGTCTCACGCCATACTAGGGATAGGAAGAGACGCAATAGGCAGTGCAGCAGGGGTGTTATCACCTAACTGGGCAGAGCCTGTAAAAGACGCTATATATCCTGAAGACGCAAGAGGACAACTGGCTAAAGATTGGTCAAGTAAGGTGGGAGACACTCTATCCCCAATAGTTGATAAATATATTGCCCCAGCGATTCAAAACTATGCAGCACCAGCGGCACGATCCGCTTATGAAAATAAGCCATTGGTGGGTTACTCTGCTAAAGAGACAGTGGGCGGCTTAATGGACTTGTATGGTAAGTTGCCAGCCTCTGTTCGTGATGAGCTAAGTCCACGCCTGAAACATTTGGGTGGTCTGCTTGCGTCCGTATTATAAACGTTAAAATGTAAAGTTTTGCTAAAAAATGGTATAATCGGGCACATAACTGGAGTTAGCAATGGCATTAGGCACATACAGTGAATTACAGACCTCTCTGGCAGACTTTCTGAACAGAGA